TTCGGGAGCAACCTCTCGGATTGCTGTCTTCTTTTCATCTACAAGATTTAATTTAATTGTCTCTTCCAACGGGGGAGGAGGACTTTTCATCTTGTAGTTGACGAATGGCAGTGATGCCGTACTGGTTGTAACCGATGCCAGAAGAGGCAGGGCTACAGTAAAGATGTTTTGCATTTAAATTAATTGAACTCTACATCCGTATAGAAGGGGGGTACACCAACCCTCTCGGGAGGCACCTTCCACGGCTCTAATTTTCACAGTCAAAAACTCATTTTATAAAAACCTACTCATAATAGGAATCCTTAAGGATTTTTTCATTATATCAGATTATTTAGATTTTACTCAAAATCTACAAAATAATCACTGATATATTCTAAAGATAACACTTCAAGATTTTCTTTTTGAATTACCCAATCACGAATTTCACTATAGACACTTTCAGCATCTCTAATTCTTTTTTCATCACACAAAAAATGCATACGATTAATATAATTATCAATCACATCATTACACATTTTATTGGCGTGAATCTTCATTGAAGTAATCCTTCCTAAAATATCTCGAAAGTATATTCGAATTATAATACGCAGGAAACCCATTGTCAAGAGACTCAGTTAAGACATTGTTTAAGAACAATTGCCTTGTTTCTTCATAGTTGGTTTTACCAACAGTTTTATGAAGTGATAAAATAGTTCTTTGAAACTTATCCTTTCCTATCTTTTTAATATCTTCTTTTAACTCAGGACAAGAACCATAATAATTTTTCCAATCTGATTCTTGTTTTACTTTTCTTTTCTTTCCTTTGGGAGTTCTAAAAGACCAAAAGTATTTTCTACCCAAATATTTTCTGTTAGTTTGAGAACATTCAATTAAATAAACAAACCCAAAATAATCTTGAATATCTTCTGATTCAAATATCCTTCCTTGATATCTCCAAGGGTTTTCATAACTCATTCGGGTTCCTAATAATATTCAAGTTATTTATAGGTATAACTTATCTTCAACCCCAACAGAGTGATTATAGTCACAAAAAAAGCACCTGTCAAGGTGCTTTAATGAACTGTAATATTATATCAATCTTCGTATTTTGGTTTATATCTACCTACTTCTGACATTGAATGTGGTTCTTTTCCACCTCTTTTTGAAATACTTGTTCTTGCTGTATTGATATTATCAAATCTTTCAAAGTTTTTCATTACTTTTTTTCTTTGAGGAGAACCCATAGGTGTCTTCATTACTTCTTTCCTCTTCCGTAATATGGATCGTGTTCAGTTCCCATTTCATAACCTTTTTTAATGTGATGTTGAACTTTTGGTCCACCAACTTTGCCCATCCTTTTTAGAGCTCTATCTGGATTAGAGTGTGAGACATATCCAGAAGAACCTTCATCACTTGCATCTTCTACTCCTTGTGAAAATGCTATTCTTCTAGCTTGTTTAGCCATTCTCTTCACTGGAAGAGGTTTCTTTTCTTCCATAATACTTTCAAACCAACCCTCACTCATATTATTGATAATTACATTTGCGTCTTCAATTCTTGATGCAAAATTATTTTCAAGAAGATATGATGCCACAAATTCATATGCTTCATATGCCTCTATATTGAGTTGCTTTCTTTCTCTTGGGGTTAGAGTCCCTGCTGCCATAGCAGAACTTCTTGCTGACTGTAGGTCTCTATCAGAACCTTCTACCTTAGCAGCATACCCTCTAAGACCAGCACGAGGGTTGTCTCTTACTGAACCTCTTCTGTTTGAAGCAAGTCTTGTGAGTGTTTCAGTTTTCTTTTGTTTTCTTTTGCTATAATCTGCTTCAGTTTCATTTTTACCTCTTACAACATAAGGATTCTTAGCACGTCTTTCTGCTGCTGCAATAGTTCTATCTACACTACCAGAACGTTGATAGGCATTAGAACGTCTTGCAAGTTCTTGACGAGTTGCAATCTCACCTTCTTTACCTAGTTCTTTACGCATTCTTGTTGCTTCATCAAGATAAATCTCAAACATATCTTCCCAAGTATATTCACTGAGGTCATAACCTTCTTCTAAAAGTTCATTGACCCAGAGTTCAACTTCTTCGTTATAAGACTTATCCTTCACCATAGCAATTGCTTTTGCTTTGGGAACACCAGAAGCAACCATTCTTGCAATTCTTACATCAGCAAAGTCATTATCACCATCTTGGTCCTGGTCTACTTTTTTCTTTGCTTCGTAAATTGATGAATAAGCATCTGCAATATCTTTAATTGTTTTAGCAGAAGGCCATTCGTAAGATGATTTTTGCGTCATTGGTTTTAGTGCTCCTGTTCCTGGAGTTGGGGGTTTTTTCTGTTGTGCTTGTTGTGATGCAAGAGCAGTTCCTGCTGGTGCTGGTTTATTTATAATAGCAGGAGAGTTTGCTTTTGCTAAATCTGCATTTACACTTTTCAAATCAGGGATTGCAGGAGTTGGACCTTGAGTTGGAAGATTGGTCTTTTGTGCTGCTTGAAGTGCTTTTTCTGGAGACGCACCACTTGCTCTTGCTGATTGTGCTGCTCTTAATTCAGCAGATGTTGGAGTTCTTCTTTCAAATGAAGTATTTCCCAACTTTCCAACTGCTGGTGTTGGAGGTTTTGGTGCCGATGATGCAGAATTCCTTGCTGCATTTTGTGCTGCAACACTTGCATAACGAGATTTCTCTGCTCCACTAAAAGCACCAGCAGTAAACTTGCCAGTTGCTTTATCTAATTTTCCTTCCACACCTTTTTGTTTTGCAAGGACAGTTGAAGGTCTTTCAATCGCAGTTCTAGTTACTGGATTGCTAGATGTTGATGCTAAAGTAGTTGATTGGGGTCTGGCAGAATTAGATGCATTTGCAATTCTTGAAGGAACTAATGGTCCTTGTCTTTGTGGTTTTATTGGAGGTTTTTGGTCTAACTTTCCACTTAAAAGTTTTCCTAAATTTTGACCACGAATCTGCTGCCTTTTTAATGCCGCATCATTAGATGCAACTGCACCTTGCCCCTGCAATTGAGACATAGTTGCAGCAGGCAAATCACGCAAAGCATTTAATGAACCTCTAGCAATTCTTCCAATATTTCTTGAAGCAGCAGCACTTTGAGCACGAGCTGCTGCAGAATCTTTTGGTGGAACAGCAATCTCATCAAGTTGCTCTACATCCTGAGGATAATAAACTTCCTCATACAAGTTTGCTAAAGCATCCAAGTCCTGCTTATTCATTTTTAGCAACAAAAAGTACTTTTATATACTTATTTATTATTTAATAAATTGTTTCCAGTACTCGTAAGAACTCATTTCTTCATTCTTAGTTGCCTGATAAGAACGAATTCTAGATTCTCCCTTTTTATCTGGTGCAACCATATGAGTTTTGATTTTCTTTGATGTTGGTTTTTCTGCCTTTTCTTTTTCAAATGCCTTATGAACTTTTGCAGCATCATCATACATATGAATGCTCTTAGCCCCACTTTGCTTTGCTACTGCATTTGCAACATCAACTTTCTTCTGACCAATATCACCACCTTTCATACCACCAGTATAGTGAATCTTTGACTTATCTACATCAACACCGTACTTTTTCAAATGTCCTTGGAATTCACTTGGGTTATCAAATTTAGAACGAGCAGTAATAAGATGAACGTTTTGTCCTCTTGCTTGCTTTCTCTTAATGTCCTTAATTACTTTCTTATTTGGACTTGAAGTTTCCTTAAACTTCTCAGCACTTTGGAACTCACTGAAATCATATGAGTGTCCTTTTTCCAACTTATGAGTATTAAACTCTTGGTTGCTTAAACTCTTAACTCTCTTTCCAGATTCATCTTTGACGTGAACCTGAACATTTGGTTTGCCCTTCTTTCCGTGCCCAAATAGGGTCTCATCCACATCATATGCGTGAACTGTTCTTTTTGGTCTAGTTCCTCTTGCCTTCTCTTCAATATACTCTTCAAGAATTGCCGCAGTAAACTCTTCACTGATATGCTCAAACATCACTTCTGCTGCTTCATAACTTTCTGCAAAATCAGCATCAACTAAAGTTTCAATTACATAATTATAAATGTTTTCTGTTTCTTCTCTTTGTGCTGCATAATAAGCACCAAGTGCTCTCTTAATTCTTTGCTTCTTACTATCACCTTTGAAGGTTTTGCTCTTTGAATGAACAAAATCACTAATTGTTTTACTGACATCAGCACCTACGTCAATTTTTTCATTTACATATTCCTCTTTGTAACCTTTTGCTGCAGAACTCCAATAGTCACCCCAAGATGCTTTATTTGCTTTTGCTTCTTCTGGTGATGATGGTTTAAATGTTCCACTAGTTTTACGAATAGAACCTTGTGGTTTTCTTACTTTTTTCTTAGTTCTTGCTTTTGCTGCCAAAGATTCAATTTCTTCCTTTGATGGTGGTTTATCCTGAATTTTTTTTGTTACTGGATTCCAGTGTGCTTCATTTACTTCTACTTCTTCTTTCTTTACTGACGCAACAAAACCAGGAAGTTGTGGTCCTGCTTTCTTTGCTCTTGCTGCTCTTCTACGAGCAATTTCAGCATCTGCCTTATTTGCAAATTCTTTTTGTCCCGCAATATCTGGATGTTCTGCTGCAACACCTTCAGTATAAAAACTTTTATATGAATTTCTTAAAGACATCTTTTTAGACTGTTTTTAGTTATTTATAAAAAAATAGGAGGGGCATTGCCCCTCCTATCAATTTACTTTTTAATCATCACTATTTTAGCTTGGTGACGACGATTTTCTTTTTGTTTTTGTTCTTTAATAAGTTGAAGGACATTAATTTTTTTCATTTGATTGTTTCCCCCGACTTCTGCATAGAAAGTTTGTTTCCATTTTCATCAACATAAAACATAGTACCACGATAAATTTCTACTCTTGGTTCACATTTAAATGTTTGATTGGGACGGTTTGTAGTGTCATATTCAACACCACGGTATACAACTTTTGACATTAGGTTTCTCCTTAGTTTTTAGGTTAAAGAGCGTTCCTTCAGTCGGCTTTTGCGTCTATTTTACACGTCTTTGGTGAGATTTGTTTAATCTCCCAAATTAAATCATTCTTTGCTTGTTTAGGAATGTCTTGTTTATGAACTCTTCCTACAATCAATTGTGCTTGTAAGCAAGATAGAATGAGTGCTTCCATAGATGAACGTTCCGTTCCGAGTCGGCTTACTTCCGTCTACATTCGCAATTCGCAAATAGCAGATGAACGTTAGGGACTTATTATATTCCCTTGTACGTTATATAGTCAATTTTTTTTGTTATTTTTGTTACAATTTTAGAGTTTAAATCCACTAAAAGAATCTTTTGTAATATCCTGCTTAATGCCACCAACCACATAAGATTCTACTTCCGTTTCCTGTGGAGCAACTTGAAGTCCCTTAGAGGAAATCCAATGTTCAGTCCAAGGAAGTGGATTATTCTTTGCAGAAATATCATAGAGTGGTTTGAGTCCAATTGCCTTCATTCTACGGTTTGCAATCCATTCAACATAACTCCAAAGAAGTTTGTCGTTTAGACCAATCATAGAACCATCTTTGAACAGATACTCTGCCCACCTCTTTTCCTCATTTACACAATTCTCAAAGGCACCTCTTACCCATTCCTCTTCTTCTTTAGCAATTTGTTGCATTTCTGGATCATCCCCTTCACGCCACTTATTGAGGATGTTTTGAGTAATAACAAGGTGCTGATTTTCGTCTCTTGCGATGAGAGAGATAATTTTAGCGGATCCTTCCATAAGTTTGAGTTCACCAAACGCAAAACTGCAAGCGAACGAGACATAAAACCTGATACCTTCGAGAATGTTGACATTGGCAATTGCCCTATAAAGTTTTCTCTTTAATTCAATTCTACTTTCTTTTGCATATCCAGCACCCTCTTGTGCAAAAATCCAATCATTAGATGTTCCATATTGTTGTGAAGAATTAATAAAATCATCATAAGCTCCTGTGACTGAGGATGCTCTTTCTAAAATTTTATCATTATTCAAGATGGAATCAAATACTTCAGAGGGGTCTGGATAAACATTCTTAATGATGTAAGTATAAGAACGACTATGAATCATTTCCATAAATTCCCACACAGTCATACAAGCTTCCAATTCAGGAAGAGAGCAATAAGGAATAAATGCCATTCCAGGACCACGACCCTGAACTGAATCTAAAAGAATTTGATATTTTAAATTAGAAGTAAAGATGTGCTTTTGTTCTGGACGAAGAGTTTGATAATCAGCACGATCCTTCTGTAAAGAAACTTCTTCTGGTCTCCAGAAATATCCCAACTGTTGTTGAGTTAATTTATCAAAGACTGGATACTTATATGAATCGTACCTTTGAACTCCAAGTGGAGATCCAAAAAACATTGGTTGTTTTTTGGAGTCTACGTAAGAAGTATTAAATACTGTCATTCCCTGTATTTCTTTTTTTGAATTAACTCTAAATTTTACAACTGTCACAATCTTCTTCTCCTTTTAAACTTAAAATTTCCTCAATTAAATCATTAACACCTTTAGATGATTCTTTAATTTCATCAGTCTTATTATCATATGTATTTTGATAATAAGATGTTTTCCAACCATACTTATATGTATTAAGAAGGTCTTGTGCCATCACTGACACAGGAACTTCATTATTTTCATAATTCTCTGGATTATAGGACCAGTTTCCAGAAATTGCTTGATCAAAGAATTTCTGCATAACTGCAACAATATTAATATACCCAATATTGTTAGGCATATCCCACAAAAGCGTATAGTTATTTTTAAGAGTTCCATACTGGGGAACAATTTGTTTAAGTGGTCCCTTTTTACTTTTTTTAACTGACAAGAATCCCCTGGGTGGTTCAATTCCATTTGTTGCATTTGACACAACGGAACTGCTCTCCGATGGCATTTGTGCGGACAATGTTGAATGTCGTAAACCATATGCCTGAATGTTGGCACGTAAAGTTTCCCAATCATGTTGATATGGAATGGAGGAAAGTTCGTCTACATCTTTCTTGTAGGTGTCAATTGGAAGAATTCCCTGTGAATATTTAGTTTTGTTAAAATATTTACATGCCCCTTTCTCTTTAGCAATTTGGTTAGATGACTTCAAAAGAAAATATTGGAATGATTCAGAAAGACCATGAACAGCATCCCATGCCTCCTGTGAGTCATACTTATACCCAAGTTTAGCAAGATAGTGTGCAAGACCAATAAAACCTATTCCAAGAGACCTACGTGCCTTGGTTGAGATCTCTGCTGCTTCAACTGGATAGTTTTGATAATCAATCAGTTCCTCCAGTCCTCTAACTGAAAGATCACAAAGTTCTTCAAACTCTTCATCAGATTTTACTTTACCTACATTAATTGCAGAAAGAATACACAAAGCAATTTCACCTTCAGGATCATCAATGTGTTGCAGAGGAACAGTAGGAAGTGTAATTTCCTGACATAAATTACTCATCTCAACTTTATCCAGGAAAGATGAGTGAGAATTACAATGATCGATATTCATAATGTAAATACGACCAGTTTCTGCACGTTCCTTCAGGAGGTCCAGAAAGAGTTCTTGAGCACCGATAGTTTTTCTTGGAATAGACTCATCTCGTTCATAACGAACATATAACTCGTCAAATCTATCAGTGCCAAAAGCATCATACAAACCAGGAACAGAGTGCGGAGAGAAGAGTGAGATCTCTTCGTTGCGGATGAATCGTTCATAGAACAGTTTGCTAATTTGGATACTGTAGTCTAACTTGCGAACACGATTATCTTCGGTTCCTTTGTTATTTTTTAATACAAGAATATCCTCTATTTCTTGATGCCAGATAGGAAAGTGGACTGTAGCAGAACCACCTCTGATGCCGTTTTGTGTACAGCATCGCACAGTTGCTTCAAACTTTTTAAGGAAGGGGACCACACCTGTGTGTTGTACCTCTCCACCTCTAATTTTACTGTTGATGCCACGGATTCGACCTGCGTTGATGCCGATTCCCGCCCTTTGTGCAACATATCTGCCGATAGACATATCAGAACTAAAGATGCTATCGAGGGTGTCATCAACATCAACAAGCACACAGCTAGCAAATTGTCGAAGTGGAGTTCGCACTCCCGCCATGATAGGTGTGGGAATGTTGATTTTATGTTTGGAGATTGCGTTGTAGTATCTTTTGACATATTCCAATCTAATTTCTTTTGGGTACTCTGCAAAAATAGTCAAAGCAATCATAATGTACATAAATTGAGGAGTTTCATAAACTTTTCCAGAACTCCTATCTTGCACCAAATATTTATCAATCACTTGCCTGAGACCTGCATAAGTAAAAAGCATATCTCTTTCGTGATCAATAAAATGATTTACTTTATCAATTTCTTCTTTAGAATACTTTGTTAGTATTTGACTATCATAGATGTCTTTACTTGTACAAGTGATAATGTGATCATATAGATCAGAAGTACAACTAATACCACCATATAAACTTTTTCTTAGAGAAAACAAAAGCAATCTTGCTGCAACATATTGATAATTTGGATGTTCCAAATCAATCAAATCAGATGCACTACGAATAAGAATCTCTTGAATTTCTGCAGTTGTGATTCCATCATAGAACTGAATTCCAGATTGCATTTCAACTTGAGATGCAGAAACCCCTGCAAGATTTTTACAAGATTCTTCTACCATTAAATGCATTTTATCGAGATCAAGTGACTCAATATCACCATTTCTTTTTTTAACCTTTAATCCGTTGCTCATACTCTTTTCCAACTAATAAGTTTTGTTTTTGCTTCTAAACCAGAATATCTGTTTGATTTTAACATACTATTAACATCAAGTCCAGATAGTACCATATCATTAATATCCTTTTCATTGACATTTGATGGCCATATCACAATAGATAATTTGAGGTCTATTGCTTTTTCCATTCTTTCTACAATTTGTTTATTTCTCTTTTCATTATCATAAACAATTACAAAATCAACATTAAAATTACTTATTAAAAACATCTTATCAATATCAGCACCAACCATAGCAATAGCATTATCAATAAACATACTATCAATTGGACCCTCTGTGATATAAACAGTTTTGTTCCAATCTACATTATCAAGACCATAAATCTTTGGTTGATTTTCATCTAAAATAATTGTAATGTATTTAATTTTAGAATTTTTATTTAAACTACGACCTTGAAACCCTATGATTTCCCTATTGTTTATGAGAGGAATGATGATTCTTGGTTCATCTTGATCTATAGATTCAAAAGTATATTTTTGCTCATTTGTCCATTTCTTAAAATTCTCACAATAATATAATTGATTTAAGAATTTATCTGGAATTTTTCTATCCTGTAAATAGACTTTTGCTGGATGCTCAGTATTTAGTTCTTCTATAGTTGGTAGATTTATTTCATATTTTTTTTCAAAAACAGGTTTTTCAAATTGAAAGTTTGGATTTGGAGTGTTGGAATTTTTGCCCGTAATACCACTCTTATACCTTTCCATCACATATTGATCATATAAGACAACATCAAAATCTTTTAAAAAATTTGTGAATGTTCTTGAAATCCCACAATTATGACACTTATAATTATGGTCATTTTTTAATTTATAAATGTATCCTCTTGCTTTACTTTTGTGTCGTTGAGAATCTCCGCAATAAGGACATCTAAAATTATAAAGACCAGTTTTTACTTGTTTAAATTTTTGCAATCTGGAAGAAACAAGTCCAACATATTTGGAATCAATTAAACTCATTACAAAAAGAATATTACTTCATTCTCTCTATTCTACTTGGTTCTTGTTGTGGTGTCAAGAAGGAAAGAACTGGTGGAGTAAATTTGATAATGATTGCAACAACTGCCAAACCACCCAGTACTTGCCATCTAAATTTTGAAATTCCTTCTACCTTTTCTTCTACTTTTTCTATTCTTTCCCCAAGTTCTCTACTAATTGCTTCGTGTTGTTGTTTTGAAGATTCTTTAATATCCTCAATCATTTTAACAATAATATTGTCTGTCCTATTGCACTGCTCAATCTTTTCATTATGGACAGCTAACATTTGACTAATATTTTGACTTGTCTCACCAATCTTTTGAATTGCGGTATCAATTCGTTCCATCATCTGTTCATAAACATTAATACGCTCTTCGAGTAAAGCTATTTTTGTTTCTGTTGATGATGGGTTAAACATTGTCCTAATTATTGTAGAGGTTTTCTTCTTTGCATTTTTGCAAGGTCTTTAAAAAATGGATTCCAATATCTTTTTCTACCCTTTCTTAAATCAACAGGAGGTTGGTCTGGGGGAAGTCCCGCAATATTAACAGGTCCATTTGGGTTATTTGTAGAATTAGCAATCACAGGAGATGCTCCTTCCTCTTTAAGATTACGAACAATATTAATTAATCTATCTACTTTATCCATTAGACCACATTTAATTGCTTTAGGAAATCTATATCTATTGGTATATTATGAACTTCAGTTTTTGGATATTCCGGAAGTCTTCCCAAGTAAATAATAAATGTTTTAATGATGCTCCAAAATTGACTATCAATTTTATAAAATAATAATGGTGTTGTAGCATCACCAAAAACATTATAAAGAATTATAAAATGATTAATTAATAAATGAATATTCAATGACCCAGATGATTTATATTTTTTCAACAATCTATTAATCCAATTAAATCTTTTCAAATCCTCATAAAAATCATCTTGGGTCAGTGATTGTGGATTATCATAATGTTTAATAGCAAACATTAAATAATTGTCTTCATTCAACTCATCAAATCTCATATATCAATTACGCATAAGTAAGTCTTGCTGTATCAGATGTCTTCGCAGCACCAGCAGCAGTAGTAATGTTAACTCTATAGTAATAACCATTAGGTCTGTTGGCAGTTGTAGTTGTTGCCGCAATACCAAGAGTTGCTGTAGTTGGGTTGGTGTAAATAAGACCACCAAGCAATCCAGTAGTAACATTGGTAAATGCTGCTCCAACAGCAGTTGAGAACTGCCATTGATAAGAAAGTGCTGCAGAATCATTTGCTGCTGCAGTAACTGCGAATGTAGTTGCAACAGTTGTAGCAATTCCAACTCTATTTGATGGTTGAGCACTAATCGTAATGTAATTGTCTGCATATACTGCATCATCATCAGCATCACCAGTTTCTGTGTATGTTCCTAATGCAGAAGTGCTAATTCCAGACATCGCAACGAGAACTTCACTCTTAACTCTAAGATTTCCGTGAGTATCAATGTATGTATGAACTCCTACCCAACCTGCGTGTGCAGCAGCATACTGTGACCCACTTTGAGTAGCAGCAGTTTGCTCAAACTCATCAACACCATATACTCTATTAGTTGATGCAGAATTGCCAGTTCCAGTTATAGTAGCAAAGTTTGTATCTTCTAAAGTATAAACTGGTTTTTGAGATATTGAATACGCAATTCCAGCAATAGCAGCACCACTTAAATATTGAGTTGTTGCAATTGAAATTTGAGTCTCTGAAGTAATTCCAGAAATTACCGCATTTCCAAAAGTTCCTCCAGCACCGATGGTAATTACTGCACCAGTAGTGACACCTACTGCTCTAAATGATGTTCCAGCACCAGTAATTGTTTTATTTGTATAGTTGACAGTAACTGTTCCTGGTGAAAATACACCGTCTGCCTTACCCCAAAGTGCCATGTCTTTTTTTCCGTAAGTTTTTCCTAATTTTATTTATAAAAATGGGGGAGTGCGAAACTCCCCCAAAATAAAAATTTTATTATTCAAGGAGTTAAATCCTTAGCACCCTTATTTTTCAGTTGTCCTTGGACTTGTAAAAGAATGAGTGAAAGAATGCCGTTTGATTTTACCTTTGGGTTTGCTCCAAGTGCTTCAGAAACTGCAAAAAGAACAGTTGCGATAAGAGCCTGATTTGCTAAACACCAAGCGATTACTGCTGACATAATAACTCCTCCATAATGGTCTTCAACTATTTATCAACAATTCCACTTTCTTAAGGAAAGTGCTTTTCTTGTTGGTCTTCCTTTTTCATCTTTCATGGGACCAGGCATTCCCCCCATACGAGCACAAAACGATTTTCTACGTTTTGCTGCTTTTGAATCTGGGTCTAATTTTGAAGGTGGAGTTGTCACTGCCATTGAAAGTTTTGAACCAGGATTTTCTCTTCTATATGAAGCAATTCCCTTTTTGTTTAAACCACCTTCTGGATTCTTACCTTCCTTTCTTTGCCAAGCAGCAGTTTTTTCCTCACCAATAATTCCAGAATTCAGTTGAAAATTCTTTTTCTTTTTTGCATCTACTGCTTTTTTAAGAATCATCATCACAAGAACTTTTTTTTTATCATCTTCACTACCAAATTTTTCTGCTGATTCATCCAACCCCTCATCACTTTGCAAATAGTCAGAAGCAGTATCAATATAATCTGCTGCTCTTGTAATTTTAGATTGAACCCAAGCAGGAAGTTGTGAGTCAGATTTTTTTACTTTTTTACGAAGTGCTTTAATTGCTCTCTCCATTTGGTCAAGTTCAACATTTGCCATATAACCTTCATCGTCTTTTCTCTTGCCACTTTCAATTTCTTTATGGTCTTCAGAAATGTTCGGATTAATCTCAATGACTTTTGAGTTAGTCCCTTTCATTACATCAATTTTATCTTTTTTATTTTCTTTTTTTGAACTCTTATCATTCTTTAACTCATCAATTTCAAATAAAAATTCTTCTCTCCAATTAGAATACTCTTCTGCCATTCTTTGCTGTATCAAACCTGCTTTAATTTTTGGGTTCTTTCTTGCTCTTTGTCCCAAAGTTTTTGCCTTCTGCCCAGCAGAACTTTCAGGCACACCACCAGAAGGTGGAAGTCTTTTAGTTGCAGGAACAAGTCTTTTAGTTGCAGGAAGAAGTCTTTTTTGTTCTGGATTGCTCTCAGAACTTACTGTTTCTTGTGATTTTGGTTCTGATGTTTTTGGTGCTGGAATTCTTCCTGGTTTTTTTCTTTCTCTTGGTTTTTCTGGTTGATTTGAAGTAAATTTGGTCTCTAATGCTTTTTTATATTCTTTTTTTGCTTTAAGATAACCAGGAGTATTAATTGCAGCCTTTGTTAATCCACCGGCAAGAGAACCTAAATTACCAAGTGCTTTCATAGTAGCAGTTGCTCCACCTTCTTCCGCACCAATTTCTTGTGTTTTAACACCTTGAAGTGCAGATTTAATTCTTTCTTTAGATGCTTGAAGATTTTTTTCTTTTTGTCTTACTAATTTTTGTTTTTTATTTTCTTCCTCCTGTTTTCTCTGCTTTTCAATTTCCTGTTCTCTTGTTGCTTGACGACGCTCAAGATAATCCAAATATCTAGAATCTTTTTTATCTCCTTTCTTTTGTGAAGTTCCTTTACCTAAAGCAGCAGAACCTTTCAGTGCCGTTTTGACAATCTTCAATCTTCTCTGTTTTTCTGCCTCTCTTTCATCTCTGCTTTTTGCTTCAGAAATAATCTCTTCCCAATCCTTCATTTCTTTCTGGATAATTTTTTCCTACTGATATTTATGTTTTTCTTTGGTATAGTTTCTTTTACCTCAACATCAGTATAAGAAACTACTGGATGTTTTGGAGTTGTTTTTTGTACGTGCTCTCTGTAATTGCAGGTTCCAACCTCATAAACTTCACGAAC